TTTCTCTAACAAAAGAAACATACGCTACTTTAGATAAGTTATCAAAGGTATTATTGCCCGATGCTAAATTATCTATAGCAAAGACGATTGAATCAATAGCAAACGAGAAAGCAAAGAAATTAAATGGCAAAATTAAAAAAAGCTAAAGTCACAATAACTATCTGCCAGACTTGTAAGGGTAATGGATATTTAAAAGTGGCAACAGAAGGACAAGACACAATACACCAGTGTTGGGATTGTGATTCGGAGGGTGAGTTCTATGAGACAACTGATATGGGTTGGATTGATGATGGTACTTCTGACAGCATGCACTAAAGATTTAAGATTTGATGGATTTGATCCAACAACGTCAATAGTGAAGTGGGTCTTTACCGGAGATAAAAAATGATAGGTTTGTTTTTTTTAGGCACTGCAGTTTCAATTGTTGTATTAGCTATACTGATACATGTGAGGAAATATGATTCCTGATACAGACAAAGCATACATTGCAGGATTATTTGATGGTGAAGGATCAATACATATGCGAAGAGGTATTGAAAAAAAGAAACGACACAAGGGTAAACCAGGATATAGATTGTCAAACAGTTTACGTTTATCAATGGAGATAACCATGACTGATAAATCTGTTCTAACATGGGTCCACGAAATATTAGGTTGTGGTACACTAACCGATAAACCTAGAAAAGGTAAACGAGTTGATGGAACTCCATACTTGAAACAATATAGATGGCGTTGTACATTTAGAGACGCATACTATGTGTGTTGTTTGATTTGGCCTTGGGCTCATACAAAGCTACCAAAGATACAAAAGGTAATAGAACATTACACACAAAAAGCATTAAAAGATAATGTTATAAGTTTAGAAGAGTACAGAGAGGTAAAGAACAATGTTCGATAAATACATATACGAAGGTTTACATTTTATTATGAAATGGTCAGGACAGATAAATTCCTGGGCATGGCGTAAACATGCAAAAATACTTCGAACTAAACAAAGCAAAGAGATGGAAGAGTTAGTAAGACGTCAAGAAAACTTTGAATATTTAGAAGAGTTAAAAAGAAAACTATGATTGATATTAAAAGAAAGAAAAATTTTACAGATGAAGAAGATTATGTTTATTCACTAATGGGTTGGTTAGTAGCCAATGCTGATGATGATTTAACTAAAAAATATTTAAATCACAGAAACAGAAGATTTTTTAAACATAGTTTAGAAAAAATTAGAGATCATTTAGAAGTAACAGGTTGGTATGAATATCCTGGAAAACATTTTAATTCTAGTTTAGGTCATCCATATCCTTTTAATAAAAATGACGATAGTTTAATTGTAGATAATTCAGATTATGAGTAAAAAAGAAAAATTTGATGGTATAAGTAGACCTTCTAATGATTTGTATCGTAAAAACTTTGATGAAATTTTTAAGAAAGAAAAGACACTATCCGAAATGTTAGATGAAGGATTTGAAAAAGAACAGAAAGAAAGAGAAGAAGATGATTCAGAATAGATATGAATACTGGTTTAAACAATCATTTTTAAATTCAAAACAAATAAAAGATATAAATAAATATATAAAAAAAAATTTTGATGGTAATGAACAATCAGTAAAAGCTAATTACAAAGATGTAAAAAAGCTTACAACAAAAACCATAGCCTGGAGAAAGATGAAAGACTATTTGAATGAGGTAGTAGAATATTATTCTTACATAAATCAAGATGTCTTTGGTTATGATGTATTTCCATTAAACAATTGGGCCCATGTAAATTATAACTCTTACAAAGGTAAAGATTCTGAATATGGCTGGCACTGTGATGCAACAACACAAGGTGAGAACTGCGATATCAAATTAACAATATTAATTAATCTTTCTGAAAAAAAATATGAAGGCGGTGACTTAAAAATTTTTACAGGTGAAGAGTTTATGATACCAGAGTTTAAGAATCCTGGTGATACTGTTATGATTAAATCACCAACATATCACAAAGTAACTCCTATTACAAAAGGAGAGAGAATTACATTAGCTATATTTTTAAGAGGACCAAAGTTTAGATGAAAATAGAAGGTTTATTTCCAACACCGATATTTATGTCTGCAATGACAAGACCATTTACAAATAAAGAATTGAATTGTTTTGATAAATATAAAAAAAATGCTGTATTAAATGCAGGGGGTAATAAATATTCTAAAGAAACTTTTGTATTACATGATAAGAATCTTGTTAAACTTAAAAAAAAATTATTTACATGCATACAATATTACTTTGATAATGTTTTTCAAAGTAAGAACAATGTAACACCTATCATTACACAATCTTGGTTAAACTGGAATGAAAAGAATCAAGGTCATCACATACACAGACACTCCAATAGTGTATTGTCTGGAGTCTTATATATTAAAGCAAATAGAGAAGTAGACACTATAAAATTTTATAAAGATAATAACCCTATGATAGAGCTAACACCTGAAGTAGTTAATGCCTACAACTGTAAGTCTTGGTGGCATCCTGTTCACACAGGAGATATATTTTTGTTTCCATCAAGTTTAATGCACGGTGTTGATGTAAAACAAGAAGATGATTTAAGAATAAGTTTATCTTTTAACGTTTTTGTAGAAGGTACAATCGGTGATGATTTAGAACTAAATTTATTAAGTATATGAAGATAATAGATAATTTTTTAGAACCAGAAGAATATGGAAAAATGAAAGCTATTTTATGTGGTGAGTTTTTTCCTTGGCACTACAATGATTATGTAAACAGTCGTGAAGATAAAGAAGGTTTTCAGTTTATACATTTCTTCTACGAAGACCATAAGATGTGGTCCAACTACTACAATGATATTGTACCACCGATAGTTAATAAATTAAATTGTAAAGCAATCATGAGAGTAAAAGCTAATTTAATAACCAGATCACACAAAAAATTAATTCATGGTTATCATACAGATTATGATCCACCTAATAAAAATAAGACAGCCATTATGTATTTTAACACAACAAATGGCGCAACACACTTTGAAGATGGTAGTAAAGTCGATTGTGTAGACAATAGAGTGGTCATTTTCAATTCTAAACTAAAACATTCAAGCAGCACATGCACAGATCAGAATCAAAGGGTCGTGTTAAATATAAATTATTATGATAAATAAGGAGATAGTATGAGTAATGAACAAGAAAAGATAAACGTCAGTGTATTTAATTGGGGACCCTGTGTTATTAAATTAAAGATAACTGATGAGTTTAAAAATTTTTTATTGAATGAAGCTAAAGATAATAAAAAAGATTTTAGAGATAAACTAGCAGGAATCATAGAGAAAGAGACGGGGTATAGTGAAGAAGCTAAAGCTAAAGCTGTACCGTATATGTCTCAATATCTTGGTGTATATGACCAGATGTTTGAAAAATTTATTAATAAACCGTACGAGAAAAGACCTGAATATATCTTGACTACTATGTGGATAAATTATCAGAAAGCTAATGAGTTTAACCCACCACATGATCATGATGGTAAGTTGTCTTTTGTAACATACTTACAGATACCTGAAGAGTTAAAAAAAGAGAATGCTGATTATAATGGTAAGAGCTGTGGACCTGGAGGTATACAGTTTATCTATGGTAATGGACCTAGAGATTGTGTAACTTATATGTCTTTCTTTCCTGAAGAAGGAGATATGTTTATCTTTCCTGCGTGGTTAAAACACTGGGTTGCACCGTTTAAGAGTGATTGTACACGGATCTCGGTTAGTGGTAATATACACGATTCAGCACCATTGAATGCGATTAAAAATTTTGCTCCAGCATATTTAAAGGATAAAAATAAATGATGAATGACGAAGATATAAGAGAATTTCATAACATTGGTCGAAAGATCAAGAAGAGTGATAAGTATACCTATGTCGATGCAACAAGACACGAGGACCACGGAACACGGCTCTATGATGTAAATGGTACTAGACTTCCTTCTGTCACTACGATATTAGGGGCGACCAAAGATCAACAATTTTTAAAAGACTGGAAGGCCAAAGTTGGAGAACAAGAAGCAGAGCGAATCAAAAATCTATCGAGTAATCGGGGGACAGCTATGCACAAATTCTTGGAGCACTATATCCTCGGAACTGGCTACGATGATCTTACAGAGCTCGGACAGAAGGCGAAAACCATGGCCCAAAAAGTTATTGAGATCGGTCTTGCACCTGTTGAAGAGTGGTATGGCTCTGAAGTTACATTATATTATCCTGGCCTTTACGCTGGGTCTACTGATTTAGTTTGCTCTCATAATGGTAAAGAATCTATTGTAGATTTTAAACAATCGAACAGACCAAAGAAAGTAGAGTGGATTGAAGATTACTTTATGCAGATTGCTGCATACGCCATGGCACATGACTATGTGCATAATAGTAAGATAGAACAAGGAGTTATAATGATTTGTACTCCTGATCTATACTATCAAGAATTCAAAGTTGAAGGAGCAGAGCTTCGTAAGTGGAAGCATAAGTTTCTTAAACGTTTGGATATGTATCATGAAATAAAACATGATGAGAAAGAACAAGCTAATGTAAAAATGAAAGAGGAGGACTTTAAATGAAAGTAAAAAGAAAAATACATGGGTATTACTTTGATGGTAAAAAGTCATGGATCATGTACGAAGATGAACATAATAAAATAATAATGAAGAGGTGGAGAGATGAATGAAATGTTATTTAGAACACTTCTAAAGAAGTATGAAGCAGATATTGAAGACGCACGGTACAAGATACAGTCTTTTAATGAAAACAATATAATTATACCTGAACACATAGATATAACAGGTGAGGTTGACAAACTATTACAGCTTATTGCTGAAGCTGAAGACAAAATGGCAGTAATGAGGAAATATTATGTCCAAAATAAGGCAGACAAGCAGGTATTATAGGTCATGATTACTAACCTATTTATAGGATTATCACGTAGTTTATCCAGGACTCTCTGGTATCGAATGGGTGTCGGCAGGGTGTCGGCAGGGTGTCGCAAAGGTGTCGAACTTTGGTCTAAACTGCGTCAGAAGTGTACAATTATGGCGAAATCGAGGCAAAAAGTCGACACTTGCGATACCCTTGCGATACCCTTGCGACGGGGGGGGTGTCGAAGCTACTATTCATATATACCAACGGTTATAGCTCAATTTCAGGGTTTTGCGACACCCTTCAGTTTTTTTTTATTTTTAGCGCAAGAAAAAAATAAATTGTCATTTAGGTGTCGAAAGAGTAAAAATGAATATGCCTAGGAAAAGACGAAAACGAATTGCAGCTGAAGGTGCTCCCGATATACCTTATCCGAGAGTTCGAGTGGAGTGGATTGATTGTGTCAGCGACTCGGGCTGGGCTACCGACAAAGAGTTTGACAAAATGAAATTAGCAAGACCTGTTAATGAAGGTTGGTTATACTCTAAAGATAAAGATTCAATAAAACTATTTGCGTCTTATGATTTAGATGAGGATAGTATTACGTTTGGGGATCGTACTATGATACCTCGTCAGTGGGTGAAGAAGATTCAAAAAATTTAATGTTCGAAGATTTATTTCCTACATTGCTTTACAGTAAAGATTTAAAATTAAATCTTAATGAGTTATCTAAATATTGTTTAAAATTTAAACAAAGACATAAAGTTAGTTTTGATGCAAGTAATGCAGGCGGTTGGCAGTCTCCAAAACTGGGTGGAGATGATCCTGTTATAAAAGATGTTATAAAACAAACACCTGTTTTAGGTAAACTTTTTAAAGAAATATTAAAAGCAGGAGAAGAATATAGAAAGAAAATACACTATTCTCAAAAATTAAAGATTTCAAATATTTGGGTAAATGTAAATGGTTATAAAGATTGGAACTCACAACATATACATCCTAACGCTGTGTTAGCTGGTGTTTATTATATTAATGTTCCTAAAAATTCAGGAACTATAAATTTTAAACATCCTTCTAACAATGTTATAGAGTATGATTGGGAACCACATTTGATGGAAAAGTATACACCACATAACTTACCTGCATGGAACGTCACTCCTAAAGAAAACAAACTGTTATTGTTTCCAGGTTGGTTACCACATTTGGTAACGCCTAATTTTAGTCAAGAGGAGAGAATATCTATTTCTTTTAATTTAAGAAGATGAAACCTTTGGAGTCACATCAATTATCTGTGCGTAATCGTCTAATATCTGTTTCATTTTTGCTTCTAGTTCTTGTTCTGATAGGTCCTCTAATTTTCCTGTTTTTATTATCTTCCTATCTATGTATAGTCCTGCTGCTTTTCCTCTGTTTGCTTCCGCATTCACTGCAGAAGAAAACGATCCTTTTTTTAAAGCGGCTTCACGGAGTCTAGCAAGCTCTGCAACGTGACCTTCATAAGTCACTTCATGTTTACGAAGTCTTTCTTCTCTTAACTGACCGATATATTTTACAACAAGAGGTGATTGTCTTGGGTTGCATAATTCTGATCCTTCTTGTCTTGCACGTTTAGGACTATACCCAGCAGCGATAGCTGCTTCTGTTTGAGTCATAGGTCCATCTGGTCCACCGAATACTAAAAACTCTGCGAACCTCTGTTGCATCTCTGTTAATCTTTTTGGAACACCCATAGTTGACAATTTAAGGTAACATTGTTATATTGTCAAGATATGAAAGATGACAGAGGAAATCTAGATTTAACCAAACAAATAGATAATCTTAAACTTACCATTAAGATGTATCAACAGTTGTTAGTTGATGCTCAAAGACAAATTTATTACTGGAAAAAATTCTCATACGAGAATGAAAAAAACATAAATCTCTTGCAAGGTTATAAAAAAGTGATAGAGGATTTATCCAACAAGTTAAGACGAAAAGATTCATGAGAGTTCAAGACTTGCAGCTATTCTTGAGTAACTTTACAAAAGGTTCTGACGCAGTAAAAAATGCAGTTATCTATGTCGAGATAAAAGGAAAGTTGCATGCAATCCGACGTATGGAAGTACATGAAAATGCAGTTCCTATCATAGGCCAGCCAGGTCGTAGTGCTCACAGATTAGTTATGAAAACTGAAAAACCTTCGAGTCTTATCTTACCAGATAAACTTCAGAAGGACTATTAATGAATGACAATGTTACTCTAAAAAACGCATGGGACCAGAGCGTAAATTATATCAAAAAATTAAAAAACATTTTACTAATATTTCGCTTATTCGACTTGAAAATAATAGCTTACACGGTACTCCCGATCTATTGGCTTATAATACTTCTGGTCACTTTTTCACTATCGAACTGAAAGTCACTTCAGGTAACAAGATTAAATTTTCACCACACCAAATAGCCTTCCATGTTAGGCATCCTAACAATACCTTTATCATGGTAGAGGCCCTCGGTCCGAGTACCGTGAAACTTTTTCCAGGGTCCAAGATTCAAGAACTTGTTGCTTGTGGCTTGGAGCTTGAAGCTTGCAGCTTGGGGCTTGAGGCTTGTCATTTATATTTATCAAAACTTGGTGCTTGAAGCTTGGCGCTTGTAGCTTGAAGCTTTAGGCCCGGACCAGGACGTACGCGCTTGGTAAGGCCGTACGAGCCCGAAGCGCTAATAGTCTGGTCCGATATTCCACGCGGGAATTTTGTTTTAATGTTTACCATATGAAACCGTTTTAATTTTTGGATCCCAACATTGTCTGCAGTCTCTGCACTCGTTGTCTTGAGCTGGAGCCGGGCAGGTGTGAAAACCTTTGTCCACTACCATTGAAGAGTTAGGCCACGAAGCAGGCGCCCGCTGGTTCACCATGGGCGCGCTAAATCGTATGACTAAATTGTTTGGCTTATCCTGAAGATGGTCCTTAATCCATGCTTCACGAGTTGGCATCCAATGCTTTTTTGAAGGTGTTAACTTGCACACTTCATAAATTTTTTGTAAGTGATTTAAATCTTGTACATCGCCGCTGTCGTGCCATCTGAACACGTCCGGCTTTTTGCTGTTGATCAGGTGAGCCATTGCCTGGACCCAGTCCGGACTCTTCAACGCTGCCAGCCTTCGATACTGTGCATCCTGAACAACTTTGAAAACGTAACAGCCCTTGAGCGCGTAACAGTCATAACAGACGCTGCCCTTCACCTGCTGGAGCTTGCCGCCAGTCTTGCACTCTTTGGCAGGTAAACCAATTGACCAGCCAGGCATCTTTGAAGGCTTGCTCAATGAGCCGCCTATAATTTTTAATGCTTCATCAGTTTTCATAATTTCTCCTTTATTATCCTATAACATGAATCCGGCCAGCTGTCAAGCTTGCAGCCTGGAGCTTGCGGCTTGTTGCTTGGAGCTTTGAACCCGGTGCGCTTGCAGTCTTCTAACCATTTGAAGAACTCTTCACAGCTGGCCAGGTACGCGGCCGGCAATGTGCCATGGTCCTGTGTGAACCATGGCAGCAAATTATTGTGTTTAATTCTCTTCATTTATTTTCTTCATTCGATCCATATCCTGCTTTACCAGCCGCAGGATCTCTTCTAGAGCGTCTGCTATTCTTATTAGCGGGTTAACTGATCTATCATTTATTTCTTTGTCCATATTATTCCTTTCTAAATCCATCCTATAGTATCCTTCACCAGCTGTCAAGCTTGAAGCTTGCGGCTTGACCAGCCAACGCCAGACTGTCTGTGTTCTAGCGGCGGCGGCGCGTTGACTGATCCCAGGTTACTATTCTAGGGCTCCCTATATTGACCGACCCGATAGTATCATATGTTTACCGGGCTATGGTATAGTAACCAGGGATCAGGCCAGGTTGTCTGTGTATCCCTGGCTTTAATCCTACTTGCTTTTGTAGGTGCAAGTCCCCAGAATATTTATAGTTTTGTTTCAGCGATAAATATTCAAATGAGGCTGAACATCATATATAATCCTTGACAATCCTTTTGTCAAGTGCTAATTTCAAATCATGCAAAAAATAAATAACCAAGAAAGAGGAAACATGACTAAAGAAAAAAGACAAACTCTTAATGCAGATAAGAGAAAAGTTATTGCAGATGTATTTCAAAGCCATTTTGAAGATAATTCAAAATATAAGAAAGCATGGCAAGACGCAAAAGAAACTTACAATGATATGCGAGAACAAGCAAAAGTTAAAATAAATAATCTCGTAAGATTTCATCAACCACAAGAAGATGTAGATACAATTCGTTCTATGGTTAATAAGTATGGCGAAAGTGGTGGAAGATTATATGATGATAATTGTTTTCATGTTCAAAACTCTACACCTCGTATGGACACCGACTACAACGACAATCCAGTTGAAAAATATGATGATGTTCATGTTGAGTTTAAAGCAGATAAAGAATTTTTAACTGCTTATTATCGTGATGAGATGAAAGCAAAAGGCATTGACGCAGATTATGATGTAAGACTTGGCGACAATTACGACAAAAGAAATCCGACTTATTATAATTCAGAAAGTGCAGTAAATAAATATTTGGGTTATGGTAGTCGTAATGATGTAAGTGGACAATCAGATTTTCAAAAAGATAAATGGGAAAATGATTTTAAACTTATTGTTATTGGAACATCTTATTGTCATAGTCGTATGTTTCAAACCAATGAGGCAGAATATAATTGGTTTAAATCTTTTATGGTTGCAAAAGACAATGTAATTCTTGCACACAAAAATCTTTTTGACCATGTTGATAAGAAAATGCAAAAACTAAAACTTGGTTTGAAATCTTACAGATACTTTGACCAAGCAAAAGAGTTAGCTGATAAATTAGGTGTTGTACTAAATGAAAGTGTATTGAATGAAAGTAGTTCAATGGCATTATCTATTTATAGTCCAACTAATCTAGCTGATTTATTAACTGATGAGGTTGAACAAACTAGAGAGGAAAAAATAGCAATAGCCAAACAACTATTGCGAGAACAACAATCTGTAAATTAAGGGTTGACAAACCTATCCTACTTATTGTAGGATAGGTTATTAATTAGAAAGGATATATGACTAAAACATTCTACATAACTTATTGGGCTTCTAAACATAAGAAGCACATAACAAGACAAGGTAAGCATGACGAAAAATCTAGATATGGAACATCTAAACAGGGTGTCCCTTATTATGTTTATTATGATTTAGATAGTCATGGATATAGGACTGCAACAACAAGTTGGAAAGTGAGGCACTAATGGAATATTTAATTTGTTTTGGATTTCCATTAATTTTTGTTTTGGGTGTCTGGTTAGCTAAAGACACTCAAAAATTTATTGACTTTAAAAATGCACAGGCTAGACTAAAAAAAGAAAGAGAGGAGTAATGACAGGCGAAATAATAGGAAGATTGTTAATGGTACTAACAGGATTTGTACTAGCGATGTTAGGAGTAATAGTTTTTATACATGGACAACATTATGAGATAGGAGTATTAATTTCTTTTGGTGGTGTCATGGCAATGTTTGGGGGGTTACCATATTATGAGTGATTATAATTGGTGCCATGGTCCGAATTGCCATACAAATAAAACACAGGATAGAATAAGAGGTGTTAAAGGCTCAAAGGTTTTGAGGACTAGAAAGATTGCAAGTAATAAATGGAATGCAAATACAATATGGTCTGTGTTTTGTAGTCAAGGTTGTTACACAGATTTCTTTTATACATATTGGCGACAAGTTATTGCAATCGCGCCGAGGACCGAGTGCCTTGAAACACCGATTGAGGACCCAAAGAAAACAACTCATACAACTAGTTATGGTTATACTTATACAAACACAGAAATAAAAGAGGTTGACAATAACACCAATCCTTGATAATGTAGGATATGACAAATACAAATACAGACAATAAAACAGAAGAAAGAAAGAATAGATTCACAGGTCAATCTATTCTATTAACTAAACAAGAAGCTACGATTCATGATAGATTATTCATCAATGAATTAGCAGCTACACTAGAAGACAAAGCCGCAGGTTTTGACGGTGCATCTAAACTATGGGATAAGGTACGAGCCGACATCAATTGGTTTAGACAACACAATGCCGAAGCTTACATGATCTTATTAGATTAAACTCCTTGCCCCTGGCCCTACGGGCCAGGGGTCCCAAACAAATTCCAAACATCTAAAATATATAAGACCCTATCCCCCCTTTTTACAAAAAGGGGTCCCACTACTCTAGGTTGTATTGCTTGATTTACAGAGTTTTAGCTGGTAAAAACATGTTGAACATCTTAAATATGATGCAAAAAATTTTTTAAAAAATTTTAAATGAATTTGAATAATATAGATATAAGTAAACTACCCGCAGACGTCCGTAGGAAATATAAACAGCTGCAAGTAATGCATGCTGAAAAAAAGATACAGAATAAAGCTAAAGAAGACTTCTTATCTTTTGTTAAATGTATGTGGCCCGATTTTATAGAGGGGTCCCATCACAGGCACATTGCAGAAAAATTTAATAAATTAGCAACCGGTGAAATAAATCGTTTGATCATTAATATGCCTCCTAGGCATACAAAATCTGAATTTGCATCTTATCTCCTGCCAGCGTGGATGGTGGGCCGTGATCCAAAACTCAAGATCATTCAAGCAACGCACACAGGAGAACTCGCAGTCAGGTTC